TGTCAACGACGGATGAAAAGTGATCCACTTATATCTCCACCAACGGCCCAATATTGATCCACCGTTTTACTCAGGATTAGCTTCTGCTATAACCCCGGCCTTTCGTTTCTGTCTGAGTCGATAGCTTTCTCCTTTGATTTGAACGACATGTGAGTGGTGTAAGATACGGTCCAGCATCGCTGAGGTCAGTGCTGCATCACCGGCGAACGTTTGATCCCACTGCCCGAACGGCAGATTGGATGTCAGGATCATTGCGCTCTTTTCGTAACGTTTAGCGATGACCTGGAAGAACAGCTTTGCTTCTTCCTGACTGAACGGCAGATAGCCTATTTCATCAATGATGAGCAGGCGGGGGGCCATTACTCCACGCTGAAGCGTCGTTTTATAACGGCCCTGACGTTGTGCCGTAGATAACTGAAGTAACAGATCTGCTGCTGTTGTGAAGCGAACTTTGATACCTGCACGGACTGCTTCATAGCCCATCGCTATTGCCAGATGGGTTTTCCCCACACCTGATGGCCCCAGTAATACGATATTTTCATTACGTTCTATGAAGCTGAGTGAGCGTAACGACTGGAGTTGCTTCTGCGGTGCTCCGGTGGCGAATGTGAAGTCATACTCTTCGAACGTTTTCACCGCCGGGAAGGCTGCCATTCGGGTATACATCGCCTGTTTACGTTGATGACGTGCCAGTTTTTCTTCATGAAGCAGATGCTCCAGGAAGTCCATATAACTCCATTCCTGGTCTACTGCCTGTTGTGACAGCGCAGGCGCTGCGCTTATAAGGCTTTCCAGTTGCAACTGCCCGGCGAGCGCCATCAGTCGTTGATGTTGCAGTTCCATCATCACGCCACTCCTCTGCAGAATGAGTCGTAGATGGAGAGTGGATGATGCAGGGGGTGTTTGTCGAAGTTCACCAGATTTTCATCAAGATGCACGTCATACTCTTTTTTCTCCGGAGGCAGTGCCAGCATGGACTGCTGCTCTTCGAGCCAGCGATCGCAGGGACGGGCCTGGATTGTTTCATGCTTTCGTTGGTTAGCGACATCGTGCAGCCAGCGCAGACCGTGGCGGTTGGCTGTTTCAACATCGACAGTGATCCCCATCGGGCGCAGGCGAGTCATTAGTGGGATGTAAAAACTGTTACGGGTGTACTGCACCATCCGTTCCACCTTACCTTTAGTCTGTGCCCTGAAGGGGCGACACAGTCGGGGAGAGAAGCCCATCTCCTTGCCGAACTGCCACAGCGAAGGATGGAACCGGTGCTGACCGGTCTGATATGCGTCACGTTGCAGAACCACAGTTTTCATATTGTCATACAACACTTCGCGCGGCACACCACCAAAGAAGCGGAACGCATTACGATGGCAGGTCTCCAGCGTGTCATAACGCATATTGTCAGTGAATTCGATGTACAGCATTCGGCTGTATCCGAGAACAGCAACGAACACGTGAAGCGGTGAGCGACCATTACGCATAGTGCCCCAGTCAACCTGCATCTGTCGTCCGGGTTCAGTTTCGAACCGAACGGCAGGCTCCTGCTCCTGAGGAACCGAGAGAGAACGAATGAATGCCCTGAGAATGGTCATTCCGCCACGATATCCCTGGTCTCTGATCTCGCGAGCGATTACCGTTGCCGGGATTTTGTAAGGATGAGCATCGGCGATGCGTTGACGAATATAATCCCGGTATTCATCCAGGAGTGAAGCAACAGCAGGTCGCGGCGTATATTTTGGCGGCTCAGATTTTGCCTGCAAATAACGTTTAACGGTATTGCGGGAGATCCCCAGTTCTCTGGCAATCGCCCGGCTACTCATTCCCTGCTTGTGCAGGATTTTAATTTCCATAACTGTCTCAAAAGTGACCATAAACTCTCCTGAATCAGGAGAGCAGATTACCCCCTGGATCTGATTTCAGGCGTTGGGTGTGGATCACTATTGCACCGTTCGTTACATGTGATGCCTTAGCTATCGTTCTGAAGTGCCCTGCATGCCATTCATACGCTTGATACGTGCCGCAGCTAATACACGGCTCGTCAACATCTCGGCCCTTAGTGATGTAGTCGTTTATCGCTCGCTGCGTCATGTCCTCCCAGTGCTTGAGCGGCTTCAACTTAGCCTTGCGCTCTCGCCATGCCTTTCTGTCCTCCAGTGCCTTATCAGCCGCTTTCTTTTCAGATTGCTGCTTTTGGTAGAGGTAGGCACAGTGACCGCAGCAGACTATTTGGAGGGAGTTTCGAGGGGTGAACTTGGTGGGGCAGACTTTGCACTTCTTTAGCTTTGGCGGCTTATTCTTTGGTTTGCCGGTTATCATCGGCGTCCTCCTTTTTTATATCGCATCGGCACACGCAACATTCGAGGTGGTATGGAAATGAATTATCCAGCTCGATAAACCAACTCCGGCACTCAGGACAGTAAAGAGCCTCCCATGGAACGCCGTACTCGCTTATCCATGCAGATACTTTTTTGGTCATGGGGATCGGAGGAATTGCGGTTATATCGAAATGGTGTAGGGATAGTTCCTTTTGCGCCATATCAAGCCGGTGGCCTAGAGTTATTAGCCGTTGCCTCATCAGCATTCGCTCTCGCCTCAGCTCATAGTTTTCCTCTGCCAGAGTCTTTAGGCGCTCACCTGGATGGCTGATTAATTTCCCCATCGGCCTCCTCCTCCGGTTCGCTGTAGTGGGCCTCAATTGCCAGCGCCATTCTCTTTAGCCAATCAGCCAGCTTTAGCGCAGCAGCTTTCTCGGTTTCCATGTAAGGGAATTCAGTAACTACCGCTTCAGCCTTGTAGCCGAAAGTGTCGCCGTGAATAACCATTTCTTGCTCTAAAATGGTTTTCGCTGAGTGTTTAACGAAATACCGGCTTTCTGATGTCTGGTTGGTCCTGTCTTTTTTGAAGGCAATCAGATCAACCGTAGTGCGGGAGTCATCCTGTAATTTCTTAACTAAATCTCGAAAGCTACTCATCATGTTCCTCCAGCATTTCTCTCGAAGCGTTTTCACGTTCGCATTGGTCGCAACAATAAGCTTCATCGGGCTTTAGCGGGGCCAGACAGAATGCGCATATTGATTGGGGGAGTTCAGGCATGGCTGCTTCCCCTCTCTTTCATCATCAGGAATACAATCATTGCCAGCCGTAGCGGACTCTCTGGATGATTGCGCCAGTCGCTATATTTATTTTCGCGCCAATCACTGGCAGTCCATGAGATGCCGTCATAATCAATGCCAATACCATGCTCGAGCATAATGGGATAAGCGTCAGCGGCGCTATTGCAGTAGTCTGGCATGGGATAAGTTTGGATTCCGTTTGAACCATACAGCCACCCGCCAGTTGTGTTGCTTGGGTGTGACGGCTCAAGATGCCAAGTGCCATTCATGGCGATATCAGCCACCGCCTTGTTAATCTCAAAATCACTCATTACTGAATAGTCTTTCATCGCGTTCTCCTTACTCTGTCGAATTTTGCGCGCAGCAAAACGCATATGTGGTCATATGTGGGTATTTCGCTGGCGGGGGCTTGGTTCGAGAGGTCTTGCGGAATATCAGGTTATCTATGGCTATCTGGGTCGGGCTTCGTCGCGTCATCTTCGCCTCCCTCTTGTCCCCGCATAAATTACAGAGCAGATGAACGCGCAAATTATTAGCCAGTCAGATTCGGTCATCACGCCACCTGCTTTTGTTTGAGGTTTGAGTATTCACATCCGTTCGGGATGGTCAGCGCCAGTCCGAATTGAGCGGCCCACATTTCGACTTGAGACAGAAAGAAATGCATGTCACCAGTATCGAGGCTTGAGGTATGGCGCGGCTCCCAAGTTTTAACTTTCTCGCCGGTCACAAAGTCGGTGTATTCGACTTCTTCACAGCCGAGATAGGTTTTCTTGAGATTGCGCTTTACCCATGCTGGCGTGGCGTCAGTTCGGCCTGATTTGATGAGATAAGCGCTTATTTCGCCGTACCACATGTGGCTGAGTGCATTCTGGGGCAGGCTGCGTTTATCACGCCATTCACAGATTGTGACGCGGTATTTCTTGCCGGAGGTGATTAGTATTTGAAGGGTTGCGCCTAACTGCTTGACAGTGCTGGTGTGCAAACAGAAGTCATCCATTTCCCTTCTCCGGCTCGGCGGCTAGCTGCCTGATTATTAATTTAATATCCTCAATCCTGTCATCATCAGCGGAGTCCATCGTGTCAATTCTGTCCAGCATCACCAATGCTGCATTGGCAGGGTCGCTGCTTGTCCAGCCTTGATGAATAATTTCAGGAATATTTTGTTGTTGGTTTTGTGGTTCCGGCGCGGCGGCTAGCATGGCTGCATAAATATTATCGAATTGAACGCAGAAAATAGTATCGTCGTCCAAGTCGAAAACGACATCATCGCATTCCATTGCTGCTGCCATCATTTCCGCTGTTGGCTCAATCGGCACCAGTTTCCAACCATCCGGTATCTCCGGAGAGTTCAACTGTGGTGCTTCATACAGCGGAACTGGCTCACCAACATAAGAATCAGCCTCTTCTTTCGAATGACACAGAATCCCTTTAACTTCCCAAGCAACAGGCTCGGCCCTCTTTGCAGCTAACGCGATTCTTGCTAATGCTGCCACTTCCGGAATGTTTTCTTTTGTAGATAACTCTTCCAGTCTCTCTACAGTGAAACTATTTAATTCTTTCATGGTTTTGGCTCCCTCTCCGTTCTTAATGTTTCATCAAAAATTCTCATGCTTTCTGATTTAAATCGGATTACATCATCTGATATTTCTTTGAAATTAATTTTCTTTCTTGAGCGTTGTAGTGTGTACCCCCTGCTTGCCATGTACCACAAAAAAGTATCGATAACATAGATATGGCCATCGCGTGCATTTCCATTTTCGTTAGCATTTCCTATAACAAAATGCATGGCTTTGAATAAATCCTTTTGATCATGAAAGTCCCGAAAATCCTTGGGTAAATAGTCACCACTTTCAAGCCAGTTTATTAGTTCACTCATTCACTCTCTCCCTTGATTCGAATACCGGCATAAGCAAGCCTCGCCATGATTCGTTCTTTTGAGATGGCAGGGCCAATCTCCCCGGCGTTAATGGCGGTAGGCAGCTCAATCTCGATGCTCTCTCGCGCCGCTTGCCATGCAGTGCGCATATCAAGCACTGATGCCTTGGCTAAATTAACCATGTCTTCATCGTCGCAATAATTTTCTGTTTCGTAGGCCAACTTGTATGTCGTTGGCATTTTCGATTTAAGCCAAGATTCAAAGTCAGACTGCGATTTAGTTATGTCCATCATGATTTCCTCGTCATGTTCAGTTTTGCGCGTAGTTCGGCAATGTGATCCAGTGCCTTCTCGTTACTAACCGGTATGTGAAGTTTAGGAATTTGCACCACCGGCGCGGGGATTGGTTCTCCAGCCTCGATACGCTTCGACATGTCAGCCAACTCTTTGCCACAACGTTTCCGTAAGTCCTGCTCAGATAACCCCTGCACTCGCTGCTGTGAATAGAGTTTCGTGACCATCCAGTAAGTTGGGTTACTGGGCCAGGGGAATGCTTCTGCACTGCTGAACATGTCACGACGCTTGGCATAGTCCATCACCATGTCGTAAAGCTCATCAGCGTCAGGCAGTCCAGCTGCGCGGGTGGCTCCCTGTTTGCACCATGCAATGAATTGACCGGGTGACGGGAGGAACGGCGTAGCCTGCTGACGGGCGATCTTCATTCCAGCGTTAACTTGGTCGATACTGGTAATTCCGTTTTCGATAAATGCCAAAACCCACTGGCGGCGAAGCTCATTCAGGTCGCTTTGGTCTTTGATGCTGGTCATCAGCGCTGGAAATGCAGCCTTCAACTGGCGAAATAGCTCGTTGAATATCTGCGCGGCCTGCTCTGGCACCTGCTGCTTTGGCTTATCAGCGGCGTACATCTGCTGCAATGATTGACCATCACGGTTCTGGATGGCTGTGACGACATTTCTCATACCGATACCCCGTTTATCCAGTCAGTATTATCGAAGTCCAAAACAGGCTTGCCAGTGGCGGTACCCGATTGCTGTTTCTTGCGTTTGATGTCCAGCTTGTCCCACTTATCACGTAGCGTTGACGGGCAAAGCACGTTGCCACACCAGAAACTATCCTGCGTGGCCCACTTGAAGAGCACACACATATCTCGGTGATTCCTGCCATCCCGCTCACGCATCAACCGGATGCTATTGGCCCAGCCAGCAAAAGACGGCTTCTTAGCGTCTGGGGCAATCATCAGCACGGCGCTAAACATCCACTCGGCCGCTCTAAGGTCATCAGCAGTTCCCCAATTTTTACCGCTTTGGATTGCAGCATCAGGACGAACTACAGGAAGCTTCTTAGGTGGGGTGTCAGGGGATTCGTTAGAATTCTCTGACGTAAAGGGTTTTATATTATTGTTATTACCTTCTTGTTCATGATGTGCGGGTTTAAGTGCGGCGTTATGTGCGCCCCCTCCCTCTAAAGCCGCACCGTTGCTGGCTTCCCCATGTGCGGGTTTAAGTGCGGCGTTATGTGCGGGTAAATTGTCTATTTTTTCGGCATATTCGGCGTAATTTAGGATGGTTATTACCGTCCCTTTTCGCTTCTCGCCGCCCGTTGTAATCATCCCTTCTTTGACGAAAAAGGAGAGCATCCTGCCCACCGCATCACGGCTTGTTGGCTTACCTTCTCTGTCGCACAGAGATAGCCCTAAATCAGCCGCTGTCGTGACCAGTTGACCGGCTTGAAGATTCCATTGATTGCCTTTGAAATTAACCGTGCGGGGCTTTCTTTGAGCACCGAATAGCAGATCCTCCCAGAGAGTTCGCAGGAAAACGTCTTTGGCCCAAGGTTTCCTCTTGATGCTTCGGTACAACGGGACATAACCAAGCTTCTGGTTCTCCATCCTGTTGCTCCTGAGTTCCCCCTGTATTTGCTCGGGAAATAATAAGATTTTCGCCGTATTCATTTGGCCTCCATGCGCTCAAAATTAATTACCCATACCCATGGGTTAGCCTGCCAGTTCTCACCCTCTTTCTGTCCGTAGATTGAGTCCCAAAGCTCAGTCCATACGCGAAAACCATCAGTGGCAGGGAAGAAGTCATACAGCCCACACCCCACCTCTTTGCAAATGTCTCCGAGCGTGATTGACTGCAGCCGCTCAACACGAACGCCAGTGATTAGCAGATCAATGCGGGATGCCCAGCGCGGCATGTGGATGGATGGACGCCATGTACCCTCATACTTCATGTTTGTGGTGTCAGGCTTCCAATAGGCTGAATCAGGGATTGAATACAGCCCATAATCACCATGTTTTTGTTCGCAGCTAGCCTTGTATATGCGGGCGGCCGCTTGCTCATCACCTTTGACCATGTTGTCTTGCCAATCGACACAAACACCATCCTCGTTACCAAGAAGAGCAAATGTCTCGCGAACCCATAGCTGATCGCCAATACCACCAAGTGGGCAGCATGTACTGAAAAATTCGTGAGCGTCAGGCATGTAGGGATTGCCAGGTAGAAGATCTGAAACATGAACCATGGATTGCATCTTGTTGCATGGGAACCAGTAATCACCACTGCGTGATTTGCTTGGCTCTGGCTGAACCTTCATAATCCGGCGAGTCTGCGTCTTGCGACCACTGAGAATAGCGTTGACCATCTCGGCATTGAAAAGTATCGGCTTCTCATTCATAATTACTCCTGTTGTTTTGTCCAGTTAAAACGACATAGTGATTTGTTCAGAGTCCCCACCTAGCCGTGGGGATTTTTGTTTTGCGAGCAACAACGCCACTGACTTAGCCAGCCTTGCCATCTCGTCATCGACTACCCCCCATTCCAATACAGCCAGAAGCATTGATATCTTCGGAATGAAGCTTTCTTTCCAGCGTGATATCTGTGACTTATCCACGCCTACAGCGTCAGCAATGTCAGTGACGCCTCGTAATGCAATCTTGTTCAGTAGTTGGCTCTCAATGATTCGAGCCTTGTTGCGTGTGGTTGCACGTTCCATTGCGTACTCTTCCCTTGTGATTTGAATGTTGTTGTTCCTCCCCGATGATCTGGGGATTTAGTTTTGATGGGCGCTTTTCAGCGCAGAGGATTTAATGAGCGAGTGGTGCTTATGCTGCGTTATTGAATTGCTCAAATAGGTTTGCTTTATCAGGACGGAACTCAGCGGCTTTAATCTTCCCGTTAGTAGCCCTAACTAGAAGCAGCGCACCTTCTACTGAAATTTGCTTATTGCCGTTAAGCCAATCCGATACCGTTGATTGCGCCTTGCCAACAGCTTTGGCTAATGCAGCCTGACTGCCAACAATTGCAATCGCTTTTTCGACTGCTTCATGCTTCATAAAATCTCCTTTTCTATTGCTTACTGGATGATTTTAGCTATCGCTTTAGTGAAAAGCAATCGCTTTACCGATTTTGATTAAATATCGTTATGGCGATAAGATGAAGTGAACTGTTTTATGAGGTTTTTATGGATTTTTCTGAGCGCCTTAATTTGGCGATGGCGGAAGGTAGATTTACGCAAGGGTCTTTAGCTAAGGCTGTAGGTATGGCTCAATCCAGCATATGGAAGCTTACCTCTGGCGGAGCTAAGGGGTCTAGGCGAACTGTTGATCTAGCTAGAGTGCTCGGGGTTAGACCTGAATGGCTTTCTAGTGGCTCTGGGCCAATGCGTGAGGCCGGAGTAAAACCACGCCATCCAGATTCAACAATCCCGCCTGAAAGTGAATGGGTTGGCGTTGATGTATGGGATGGAAATACCCCTCTTGGAGAGGATGAAGTAGAAATTCCTTACTATAAAAGCATAGAGCTGGCGGCTGGGAATGGCTGCTCAAACAATGAAGATCACAATGGTTTTAAGTTGCGATTTTCGAAGACCACCTTACGCAGGGCTGGAGCAGATCCAAAGAGCGTCATGGCCTTCCCAGTTCATGGGAATAGCATGGAGCCAGTTCTTCCCAATGGAACAACTGTAACGGTTGATAACGCCAATAAGCGCATCGTTGACGGTGGGATTTACGCGATAGACCAGGATGAATTTTTTAGGGTTAAGCTGCTTTACCGGTTGCCGGGAAAAAAGTTAAGCATTCGCAGCTACAACAAAGAAGAGTTCCCTGACGAAGAAGCGGATATGGATGACGTGAAGATCATTGGTCGAGTCATTCATTACTCGGTGATGCTGGTCTAACCCACTGCTAGCCCATAGAGGGGTGGGTGGTAATTCAACAGCCAACCACATATAAAATATAGCCGATCATCAAGTTAATCCTCAACTTGATGATCGGCTAATCCTATCAATGAATCCTACTTGATTACTTCTAACGATCAATGTACCATTTCCTCATCAAGTTGATTGGTGAGGAACGTTCAATGCAAGAAGATGAATATGGTATTAACAGTTTTGAGCTGTTTCTTAATGGCCTTCAAAATATGAATATCGTAAATGAGGCCACTGCCCGCAACCTCCGTGACTCCTCCATGCGCCTGCTAACAGTCATTAATGATGACGAAAAGTCTGATATGCGAACCCTTAGCATAGATGGGCTTGTGCGGCGTTATATGGCGCAATCGGAAGCCCCTCCATCAGAAGCAAGCATGCAGGCATATAAAAGCCGTATGCAGAGCGCTATCGATAAATTTATTGCATACCAAGACGCATCTCTAGACCTCATCGGAAAAGTCGAAGATAACAGCAGCAATAAAAAAGGGAAGACTCGCATGACTCAACAACGTAAAGCTGTGAAAAAAGATGAGGGTGAGGTGAAGGTATTTGACCTACCAATTCCTTTGCGTAGTGATCTTATTTTGAAAGTAGAGAATTTGCCGAGGGATTTGACGATTGATGAAGCAGAAAGGATAGCAAATATCATTAAGTCTTTTGCAATACCTTCGTAGCATGAAGAATTTGAGGTAGCTCCCCTGCAAGGGAGCTCCTCAGGTCGGGGATAAAGGCATCCACAACCGTACTGACTAGACCCCAATACGATAGTTGATCCCCGTTTTTTAAGCAAGCCTTGTAGTTCGTGCCCACTATGGGGCGAGTAAAAATCAATGGCATTACTATCCGTATCAACTAAAGCTCCACCACATGGTTACCGTTGGCAGTGTTGCAGATATCGAAAGGTACGAGCAAAGGCGGGGACTCCAGATTCAGAGCGTAGGATTCTTGATGCACATGAATATGGTTATAAGTGTTGGATGTTTTTAGTTCGAACAAACAAACAATAGCAAAACCCAAACCCGGCCCCGCTGCCGGGTTTTTTGTGCCTGCAATCAGCCTTCTGGCGGTAATCTCAGAATATCAATAGCTAACTCGACGGCTAAAGTTACCTGTTCCTCCTGATACAGCACCTCTATCATCTCTACTATCGAATCCTTCGACACTTCCTCACTCTCTATTAGTAGCTGCATCACAGCAGTACCAATAACTTGCGCCACTTCCGGCCGCTGCTGCTCGAAAAACTCTTGTTCGCTATCCATATCTCACCCATCAAAGAATAAATTTCACCCAATTTAGCACACTTTTCACGCCTGATAGCCGGTGCGAATGGTCACGTCTGCATATTTTTAAAAATAAATTCCTTTATCAATTATGTAATTATCACCTTATCGATAAATATTATCGCTTTTACGATTGACCTAAATAATCGCTAAGGCTATTATCATTCCATCAACACGGCAGGACGCCAAAAGTACGACAGGAAGTGTTCTTTAAGATAACAGCGCTGAAAAGTGCAAAACAACCAAAGCGAATGAGTTTTGGGATGAGAAACGGATTAGCGAAGGCTCCCTGATACGAGTGCATAGCAATCGTCGGAATGCAGGGTCTCATCACCAAAGCTCATTAACTGGAGGTAACACCATGGCTCATCAAGGTTATGACAACGCCAGGCAGCGCCGTAACGATAAGCGTCTGGCTCTCACAGCAGCATACAACGCACAACACGGCATCGTAGAACCAGAGTCACGCGAAGTTAAGCGCCCTACTCTGCGATTGAACCGCAAGCCCGTAAATCGCGTAGATTTGGCAGTCATGGTTCACACAACGAAGGTTTACGACTCTATTAACAATTGTTGTTTGCCAGAAGTGGCTAAGTTTGCAGCAGGCTTCCGTAACGTTCGTGAAGATTGCTATCACGTTATTAAGTAGGCCCACCACATAGTTAAGGGGTAAGAGAATGGAAACGAAATTTTTAAGCGACGGAAGAAAGGTTGTTATCGTCGGGCAGTTGAACAATCAAGAAACCATCGTACAGGAAGTGTTTGTTACTGCGGCTGGTGATGAATTACCGGGCGGTGAGCGCTTTGTGGTTAAAAGCCTCCATGATGTACCGGTAGAGTCTTACCTATCAAAAGAAAAGGCCCGTCAAGAAGCTGCTCTTGCTAAGGCTAAATCAGCGATCGAGTCTGTTAATCGTGAAATTTCCGATACTCGAAACAAATTGAGCCTATACCGCGACATGCTCAAACAAGTTAAAGCCTTTGCTGAACATATTGATGAGCAAGACCTGAGCCACTTTGTCAACGTAATGACCGGGCAACTTAATTACGCAGTGAGAGATAATTATCGAATTCCAACAATAGAAAACTTCTCGGAGTATATGTCTGTTATCGAAAACTCTTACGGTAATAAGAGATATGAAGGACTTAAGCTGATGTCAGTTCTTGGTAATTCAGATGGCAGAATCGGTCTTCGCGTTAATCGATGGGGTGATGGGAGTGGTGACTATTCAGATGTCACTTTCTTCAAAACCTATGAAGAAGCGAGAGAATTTGTTAAATCTTCCGCACTGAAACTTCTAGAAAGCGGTTCGTTATCTGTTGAAGAATTGCAGCACCTCAAGAAAATTGGGGTCGAGTTTAACCAAGATGAAATGATGAAGATCCGTTACAGACTGGAATCGAGTTGCGAGAAGCACCTTGAAAATTTAACGGCAACTTTCAATAAATCGAAAGAGAAAATAGAGGCTGATAAAGCCTATATAGAACAGAAAATCAACAATCTATAAGCCGCCTAATTGGCGGTTTTTTATTGGCGGGTAAATGAGGAATGAATGATGAGTTCACTTGATGAACAGCGAATTGACTCAATGCTGAGAATACTGCGTGAGATGAAAGCTGACATGAAGCGTAGCAGCAAGATAAGCGCAATTGATTATCGTGACTCAACACCAAGGCAATGCCAGAAGAGAAAGGCTGATGCTGACTGGATTGGTATGGCGCAAATTAAGCGCCGCCATGAGTTACACGCTTTGGCGGTTGAGCTTGGATTTGCAGAGCGTCGCGAACACTACTCGACCTTTGAGCTTACAGATGGTTGGCACCGATATAACCACACGCCACGCGAGCCAAATTAGTGACCTTACCCCTGCCACTTAACCGGTGGCAGCAATAAGACCACTAGATGAGGTGATGTATGACAGATGAAATTAAAACAGGCGGCCCAGCGTTTCCGTTCGTTCCGGGTGAAGGTTCGGCTCTTTACGAATCAGAGGGAATGCAATTACGTGATTATTTTGCAGCCAAGGCAATGCAGGGAATTATCCGCCGATATGATGGGCATAGCTTTGGCGGAGGGCCGAATTCACCGCATTACAAAGAATTAGCTGAGGATGCATATTTAATCGCAGACGCAATGATTAAGGCGAGAGGGTGAGAT